TGTATCTCGATTTATAATACACCCAAATAAGTCGGAGAAACCTTGCTTCAACTCATCATTTAACTCGATTAATAGACCAAAATCATAAAACACCAATTTACCATCTTTGGAAATAGCTAGATTACCCGGATGTGGATCACCATGAAATAACCCACTGTCCATCGTTTGAATCACATACGAATTAACTAATGCTTCACACACCTTCTTCCTATTGATTCTCTTATTTTTGATCTCTGTAATCTTATCAGCCTCTACATACTCCATTACAATCATATCATCGGTACAATACTTTTTATACACATAAGGAACTTTTATCCAATCAATCCCTTTCAAACTCCTTCTAAACTTAATCGCATTTTCAACTTCTTGCCTGTAATCAGCCTCTCCAAGAAGATACTCGATAGAATCATTGAGAACAAAGTTAGAACTAGAACCAGTGTCAACACCTATTGACTGAATAAAGTCCAATATCTTCTTAACATTGTTTGTATCGGTTTTCATTATATTTAAGATTCCTGGTCTTTTCAATTTTACAACAACTTTTTTACCATTTTTTAAGGTAGCTTTATGAACCTGCCCGATACTAGCTGATTTAAATGGAATCTCTTCAAAATCTTTGAATATATCTCTATTTACAACATCTTTCATGAGATTAAAGTCAAATGGTGGTACATTATCTTGGAGAGATTCAAGTTCTTTGGTAAATTCTGGTGGATAGAGGTCTCCTCGTGTGGACGCTATCTGTCCTAATTTTACAAATGTAGGTCCAAGGTCTAAGAGTTCATCTCTAGTCCATCGACCAAGCTCAGCTTTATCCTCAGTAAAACGTTCCTTCCATAAATATTTAGCTGCGAATTTCCATGTTTTTACCTTTTGATTTGGCGCCAACTTGACAGGTGGCACCTTCATATTGGCTTGACTGAGTATACTCAACATATCCTACATTACTCTTAGGATTTTTTCTATAAGCTAAAGATAGAATGAAGATTCATATCATTGGAGCAGGTCCAACAGGAATGTCTCTCGCATGGGAAATACTTAGATCAGGAGACCATGACGTCACTATATATGATAGGAAGGTATCAGCTGGTGGTTCTTGGTGGGAACCCGATGTGGAAACACGGGATCTTCACGCACATAGAATTGTGTTTGATAAGGCATTTGTTAATACACAGTCACTATTTTCTGAAATGAACATCGATTGGAATGAAATATTCCAACCAGTTGAACGTATGGGTCATTTTGATTTTGCTTTTAAATCTTTAGGTGTAAAAGATTACGGAACTCTTATTTCTCTTTTCTCTCGAGTACTTGCACAACCTCAAAAATTTAAGGGTATATCTCTAAAAGATGCAGTAGGACCTTTAAGTGATAAAGGTGAAAAATATATAGAACATTTACCACTTATCATGGATGGGGTTACATGGAATGTCATGACAGCGTACGAGTTTGTAAAAAATTTAGATCATACCATACTTTCACAAATGTACACACAGAAGGAGTCAGGTAAGGTGATGTGTGATGCTATGGAAGAAGCACTCATTAACGCTGGTGCCAACTTTATTTTTGGTACAGAATTGATGAATGTTGAATACGGTGAAGATGACTTTGTGGCTACATTTTCGGATGAAAGAACTATTGATGATGGAATGCTCTTTTTGTGTCTCGACAACAGTCCAGCTATGAAGTTTTTAGGTGATAATTGGGGTCCTGACGCTACTAAACAATTACAAGGAAGTACGTATGGTGCTATAAATGTTCTTGTCGATTATGACGAAACACCAGTCATGAAAACGGATCTCGAAATAGCAATTCAAACTAAATGGAACTTACAACCTAAAGTTCTGTTCGGTACCAATACCATATCATGTGTCATATGTGACCTCAGTGAAGAAATATTAACTTCTAATCCCGAAACCATAAAAGAAGAAGTTGTAAAACAACTTGGTTTACCTGAACCCGTTGATATGCGAATTGGTTGGGGTGCAGAATGGGAGGTAGAAAAAGAGAGGTGGTCCTTTTCTCAATCTTCTGGGGTTCTCAGCCTTCATGGTCAACTCCCATTCTTTGGTAAATGCCCTAAAGTTGCGATGTGTGGTATGATGTCTCCCCGTGAAACTCCATACTCGAGTATTGAAGCCGGTACTGAGGTATCTAGATCCCTAAGTCACGAATGTTTTGGTACAAGAAAACCACTCAAACCTCTACTTCTCACGCAAGTCCTACTTTTCATACTTGTGTTGCTTATAGTTTTAATTTTAGTATATCGTAATAGAGATCAATGAAGTTTGTGGCTAAAATTCACGAACCCATGTATGATTTCAATTCTAAAAAGTATATCCGTTATATAATTCCTGCTAAAGTCTCGGAAATTATAGAACGAATGCATACAAATAAATGGCACTTACTTGCAAATACAAATATTGATAATCCTCTCGATGGGAATATTCTTACTGTAAAGGTACCATTTCGTTATAGGAGAGTGATGTGTAACGTCAAAGGACGTCCCATTCAGTCTCTAATAAAGGGTGATGATGTTGAAGTCGAAATAGACTTCAAGGGAGTTTGGAATGTTGGTAATTACTCGGGCTTCTCTTGGATACTCGCGAGCTCTTCGTTGGGTGACTGAGGAAGGTCAATCTTGGTCAAACCAGTCTTCTCGAATCCTTCAAATGTTCGAAGGACACCTTCGAGACGTAAAAGTTCTTCACGCATTCCTTGCATCTTAATATGAAGTTGTTCAATATTTTCTCTAATCTGGACGACAGGCATTGTACTTATTTAAAGTTTTAACTCTTTAATTACTTAAATGACCACTCTCACTAGAACTGGATATCTAGTGGATGTGGGTCCAATTCAAGAAATTAAAAAGGAATTAACGGTAAGACCCATCGTAAATGGAGACTTTGGATTTCCTCCACCGCCTTTCAAAGTTTTTAAACCAGCTAAGAATGGAGTCTGCGTTCCCAGATTCTATGGAACTTCTAAACTTGGAGAACCTAAACATGACAAGCGACCAGAACCAACTAAAATTAATACCCGATTTGCAGGACAACTCCGGGATGCTACACACCAAAATGAAGCATTCGGAGCAGCTATTAAAGCAGGGCATGGCGTCCTTTCTTTACCATGTGGCTATGGCAAAACGACGGTATCCCTGGCCATAGCTTCTAAACTTGGGTATCGCACGATGATTATCGTACATAAACAATTTTTGGCAGATCAATGGAGAGAACGCATTCAACAGTTTTGTCCGGGAGCCACTATAGGGGTTGTCCAGCAAAATAAAAAGGAAGTTAATTGTGATTTTGTCATCGCTATGCTTCAATCTCTTTCCCTAAAAGAATACAGTTTCTCTGATTTTGAAAGTATAGGAACAGTCATTGTTGATGAAGCACATCACATTTGTGCTAAAGTTTTTAGTCAGAGTCTGTTTAAACTTTGTCCACGACATATCTATGGTCTCTCCGCAACTCCAGAACGGAAAGATGGTCTAACAAAGGTTCTTCATTGGTTTATGGGACCCACCTTTTTTGCAGTTGAACGAAAAAATCAAGGACAGGTTGAGGTATTTCCCGTCGTCTTTGATTCCCCAAACTATAAGAATCCACCACCCTCTATGCGAAATGGTAAAATTTCAATGCCAAATATGATTACAGAACTTGTTGAAGATAGGGCTAGAAATAAGATGTTGGTAGAATTAGTAAAAAAAGCATCAGCAGGTACCCGTCAACTTCTAGTACTCAGTGATCGTCGTTTTCATTGTGAATTTCTTCATCAATGTTTTCCTAAAACGTCTGGTCTATACATGGGTGGTATGAAAGAAGCTCAACTCCAAGAGTCTTCCAAGAAAAAGATTATTTTTGCTACGTTTAGTCAAGCACATGAAGGTTTAGATATTCCCACACTAGATACAGTTATTCTAGCTTCTCCTAAATCTGATATTACACAAAGTATTGGTCGAATTATGAGAGAGACGAAGGGTAAAAAGAATGAACCCCACATCTATGATGTTCACGATCCATGGTCTGTCTTTACAGCGATGTATTATAAACGAATGAAAATATACCGTCAAGGTGGTTTTAACATACACGGTAAAAATGTAGAAGAACCTAAGAGTGCCTTCCCTCAGGGAAAGTGTCTGTTTTTATAATCTAAACATCTATTAAATGTCGGGTGCATTAATACAATTGGTCTCTAAAGGAGTTCAAGATGTGTATCTTACCAGTGAAGAAGGTCATTCCTTTTTTCGTATGAAGTTTACGAGACATACAAATTTTTCTCAGGCTCCAAAATTGATTAAATCAGTCACCCAAACTGACAACTCAATTACTATACCGGTTTTAGGTGATATCATTAATGGTATTTGGTTTGAGAAAGTTGGTGTCGATGCTGTAAATATGTCTTCCAATCTTTTTTACAATTCCACCATCGAGCTTTACATAGGGGGTCAAAAAATAGACTCTCAACATTTTGATTATTACTCTGATATATGGCATAATTATATGGCTGACACATGGACGAAAACACAAGAATTGAGTAACAAAGTTTCTAAATCCAATCCAGCATTTCTCCCACTTCACTTCTTCTTTTGTGATCATAAAGCATTTTTACCCCTTGTAGCTTTACAACATCACCAAGTTGAAATCAAAATCAATTTCGATGACACGTATTATAATGATTCAGTTCTAAATCTTACAGATGCACAAAAACGAATTAATGTATACGGCAACTATATTTACCTAGATAAAGAAGAACGAGAATCTCTCGTGGGTCGAAGTCTCGACTTTGTCATCACACAAACACAACAAATAGTTCTTCCAATGGACACTGTGGCTGATAACACTTTAGGTGGTGGTGATAATACATTTGATATTTCATCGTTTAATCATCCAGTCAAATCCATCTTTTTTGGTTTTGGTGCATTAAGTGATGATTTTGCGAACGATCGTTTCACATTTTTAAGTGGTGATATTCAAATCAATGGGACCCCAATCCTTGAACATATGTCTCCAAATTATTTTCACACAGTACAAAATTATTACAAATCATCATACGGTGCGAGTGATTTTGTCAGTGAAACCAACGTACTTTTCAACACAAGGTACTTCGTGTATCACTTCTGTCTAAATGCATCTGACTATAATCCATCAGGTACCTGTAATTTCAGCCGTATAGATCATGCCAAACTTGTATTACGGGGTGTGGAGAAGGGTAATCTTAGACCAAGTAATCAGGACTTAAGTATATATGCAGTGAACTATAATGTTCTAAGAATCAAGGATGGTTTAGCTGGAATTTTATTCGGTAATTAAGGTATAGATGGGTAGGACAGCTCGTTTCGA